GCACGCTTACCGTAGATCTGACCGCCGATACCTACAGCCTCTAGGTTGGGGTCCTTCTCAGAAGATTCTCTAAGTTCCTCACCGAAGGTGACACGAGTCTGCTGCCAGGAGGCAGTCTTGGTATTGAAACCAACACCAGCGGCATAAGCCTGCTGGAGTTCCTCATACATCGGATGGGTCAAGCGCTGCTTGATAGCATAAAGGAAGTCTGCTGCTAGACGCTGAGTCTGTGAGACTATTAAGACTCTAAAGTTAGGATTGTTGACAATTTTATAGGTTACATAGTCAACTGTGATTGTGATGGACTTGGCGTGGTTTGGTGGGATATTTAGAAGGATGCGGTTATCAGCGCTACCCTTTTCATACTTCATACTGGAATGAAGCCAGGATGGATCTCTACCTTCTATCACATCCACCAGGTTCTGCTGGTGGGGGAAGGTCTTATGCTTTAGATACCTACTACGCCAGGTTGGAAAGTCGAGACCCTTAGCGGTCTCTTCTGTAAAGTTCTTATCTAGCGCTCCCTGTCTGGAGCGATCTACTAACGCCTTGAATGCTGGGTCGCTACGGCGGTAGTACTCATAGGTCTTAGTGGATTTACCAGCAACTTGACAAGCCTGCTCTACGGTCATCCCCTCTGCTATGCACTGGATGATGACCTTCTTGGCCTTGTCGACCTCTTTGATATGGTTTAAGTTTTGGGGCATTTATCTCTCTTTAGAAATTGATAGAACTATCCCCACTAAATGTGGTGCATCGCACCACTGCTCCGCTAACGCCCCTGTCGGCCTGCTGACGCAGCCCCACTAGGGGCTGGACTACGACTCGGACTCTGACGTCCTCGCGTAGCCCTAGCGTAGCGAGTAGGCTCGTAAACCGACACTGGCGGTCGTTTTACTCCCCTACTATATATAAGGCAGAAAAAATAGGTGATTTCCCACTATTGTGACTAAGGTCACGAAAATAGTGGGTAAGAACCTGGACAAAATAGGACAAAGACCGAACAAAGATCTGCAGGGGGCTAACTTTAGTGCAGATATTTTGTGAGGGTACACAAGACCGCCCGCCCGCTTATTAAACACCCCTGGGTCCTTTGTTGCGGGCGTGGCGAGGCTGGCAAGCCCTGCCGATTTTGCGGGCGGTTGGAGGAGAATCGGGAGGGCGTGCTGTCCCTCCGGCACCCCTGCGCCCCCTGTGCCTCTTTGATAATCCTTTCGCCGGATTCAATAACGCCCCACCTTCTCACCCTGCCACCCCTGCCGATAGTTGAAACTTCAACTAATCTAGAACCCTCAACCTATCCCTCACGGCTAGAGTTTCCTCTCAGATTCTTCTCAGGATTTCGTTATCAAATCGTTATCGTTTCCACCTTGACAAGATAGACTAGCCTCGACTATCTTTCCTCCTATCGGCAACACCGCCGAAAGAACCGAAAAGGGGCAAAGAATGACACGCAAAGACTTCGAACTAATCGCAGGTGTTCTAGCAGGTGCTAGAAAATACGCAACCGCCGAAGAGCAGAACATTATTGACTACATCACCGAAACTCTATCGGATAAAATCCTTATGTCTCACCCTCGCTTTGATGATTACCGATTTCGCTTGGCTTCCGGCAATATCCAAGAAGAGGTCATTGACGGCGTGACTCACATCCGAACCGGCAAGCACAGAATCTTCGCCTAGCGCTTGCCTATCGCTCACCCGCAAGGGTGGGCGGTGGGGAGGTTCTAGCCTCCACTAACGAAAGGGTAAGGAAATGGAAACCGCAATAGTGAACACCAACGGATTAGGCCGAATTGTCCTAACAGATAACGGCACAGTAATCGGGTACATCACCCTAGAGACCCGAACCACAACAGGAATGACCGGAGAAGTCAAGAAGAGAACAGACTTCACAGGGAGGGCGGTAAATGTCCTCTACGAAACGAACAATGGCTTTGGGTGTGGCTTGGCTATCAACGCAGACCTTGAAGAGGTCGCAACTGCGGAGAACTTCCTCGAAGCAGTAAGGAGGGGCGCCTAATGAGCAAATGCCAACAATGCGGGGAAGATACCGACCTCCTCGCTCAATTCACAAGCGCGGGCGTGTGCGGAAAGTGTGCCCGCAAGAATCACCGCAAAGCACTAGGGAAGGGGAAGTAATGAGCGAGAGCAAAGACTTTAGAGAGGGCGTGCTTTACGCCCTAGAGTACCTAACAGACCTATTTGAGGGCGTAGAAGATACCGACCTAGCCAAAGAGTACGACTATAAGAAGGAGCAGAACTAATGAACCAAATTGAAGTGGAGAGAGTGTTGGCAGAGTCTAATTTCGCTCTAGCGAAAGCGAGAGAGGAAGAGAGAAGAACTGGCGAGGCTATGTCCTCCATTGACCGCAGTTATTGGGAGGGCTATACGGAGGCTCTAGAGTGGATACTAGGAAAGGAAGGCAAATAAAATCGATCGGTTCTAGTGCTTGCTTTATCGGTTAGGGTAGCCTATCCTAGCCGATAGGGGAGGAACTAGCCTCCAATTATGAAAGGGAAAGAGTAATGCAAACTAAGCAAGAGACTTGCGCTCAGCGCATAGACCAACAGTTGAAGGAAAGAGAAGAGGAGATTCGCGCTCTCATCTCTAATCCCGATTCCGACTGGATACAGGATGACCCCGCTCTATCTATTGACCGGCGCGAGGTCTTTACTATCTGCCTCTCTTGGGGAGGCCCTGCCGACTATATCGAGGTGACTACTAACGCGGGAGAAATTGAGTCAATGCTCTATCGTTTCTCCGACTGGTTCGACACCGCAACCATTACGCTAGATGAGGAGTCTCCTCTTTGGGAGTATGCCCGCTTTCAAGTAGAGATGATGAGGGGTGAGTGATGAGCATATTCGATATCAGCCTAGAGTGGCAGGACGGATTATTGCAGGTTCTAATCTATGCCGGAATAGCCCTAGCAATTCTCAAACTACTAACGAAGATAGGGGGAGATGATGAGTAAGATGAAAGAGATGTATCTGTATCTAACAATGCACAACGAGAAAGAGCATAACTACCACACCAATTGGGAGGAGAGCGGGTTCGATATATGTATCGAGTGCGACTTAATCCGGCGAACCGGTGGCCTATACCAATGGGAAGAGAGCGAACTGGTAAGTATGGATACCTATGCTAACGAGAGGATAGCCAATGCCTAAGTATCGTTTCAATGTAGAGAAGTTCTACGAGGTGGAGGCGCCTACCAAAGAGGAGGCGCTCGATCTAATCAACTCAGAGCAGGAGTATGACTACTTGAAAGATGAGAGTTGGCAGGTAGAGGAGGTTCCTAATGTGTGACCTATGTTCTGATTATGGAGTGCAGACAGTAAGTATCAAGAGGAATAGGAGGCAGATAGAAGTCTGCTTCCGGTGCATAGAGGAGGGTAAGTAATGCTAGGTTATACAAGAGAACAGGTGGAGGAGATGCTAACGACTCTAAACTACTCTATTCATCACCACTTACACGGAAAGTTTGCGGAGGAGGATAGGGCAACCCTCAGAAAACTAGAGGACTTTATCGAAGGACTACTAATGGAGGAGAGAGTATGACCCCGAAATGTGGAGTCTGCGGTTGGAGTTTCTCAGGGTGGGCGCTAACTAAACACGCCGAAACACCCTGCGGAGAGGAAGATAGCAAAGCACCGAGCAGGAGACACCTGCCGGAATTAGATGACCTGGTGCGCCAGGCAGAGGAGGACGAGGCTAATGCCTAAGCAATACACAGAGGAAGAACAGATCGAACTCATACTCAAAGTCTTAGAGCCGAGAGTGGGAGAGAGGGCGAAGATGAAACGAAACTTGGTCTATATGAAAACCGCACTCGGAGCCACTTGGGTTCCGGTAGAAGAGGCAGAGGAGGAAGAGGTATGAAGCAGGTCAATTTCTGGGAGGTCGTAGATTTCCGAGGGGATAGTATATGGGGAGGAGAGAGCGCTCTTCAGGCTATTGAGTGGTTCAGAAGGGGGCTAGATAACAGACTCTTTGTATCTGTATGGGACGAGCAAGACCCTGAGGAACCGCGTTTAATCACCGATAAAATAGAAGTGACTAAGTTAGTGCTGGCTACCATAATGAACGAGAGGGAGAAGGCGTGAGTCTATATCTAGGTGTCCTGCTGGTATGCTTTGTGGCTTATGGTCTTGTCTGCTTGGAGAAGAGGTTGAATGAACGAGATCAATAATCGAGAACAGTATGCAAAGAAGCGAGCCGTATGGCTACGCAATTACCAACGAGCAAGAGGGCGAGCGTTAGTTCGCTTAGCCCAAGAATACCCCGACCAATACAGAGAACTTCTGGAGGAAGAGAGGGCGAAGGATGAGGCAGAAGGTAAGGCGTGGCTTGATATATACGGTAGGACTAGCCTTAGCGCTGGTCTTGCTGGACATACCGCAACTTCACCAACCGAAAACAAACTTAAACAAACCTTCAGTAATGAAGGCGAGGCAGGCAACTTGGGAGGAGAAGAATGAAAACAGGAGAATCGCAAAGACCTACGCTGAGGCTGGTTGGGGATGGAAAGACAAACAATGGGTCTGTCTTCGACTCCTTTGGACATACGAATCAAGGTTCGACCACCTCGCCCAGAACCCCAAGTCAAGTGCTTTTGGAATACCTCAACTCCTTGGACTGCGAGATAGAGACCCTCGAATCCAAGTACTTAGAGGTCTGCGCTACATTGAATATCGTTATGGCACGCCTTGTCGCGCTTGGTCTGCTTGGAGTAAAAGAGCAGGGCGAGATGGCAAAGGGGGATGGTACTGATGTGATATAGTTCTGGTGTCGCTAAGTTATCCCCTTTCGGAGCGACATCGAGGGTAGCCCCGTAGATCAAAAGTGCTAACTACGGGGCTTAACCTTTATCAGTACTATAGAAACCGTTACCCTTGAAATGAACAGGGGTAGAAGTGTATTTTCTATTAACAGTAGAGCCACATTCTGGACAGTCATAATCCACTTCAATATCGTGGATAGACCTGATAATCATTAGGACATTCCCACAGTTAGGACATTCATACTCGTACTTCATACTTGCAACAGTTCGATTGGCACTCGCCAACCGTCTATCTCCTTGTCAAAGTATTCATCGTTCATATATTTATCAGCCTCGAACCAGCCATAGATATCAACTAGCGAGAAGTATTCTTCATCGAGAACTTTGGCGCCATAGATTATACGACCAGCATCCTTCTTCCAGAAGGGCAAGGCGGGTTGAGTGCGTACAGTACGCACCTCGAACTCGCCTACATCAGATATATTCTTCCGTTGCTTATGCAATTCATTAGGGTACCAAGGCACATTCCAAGATAGATTGTACTGACGAGCGACTGCCCACTCAGCAACATTGGCCCTGATATTTGCATTGATCTCTGGTTCTAACTTGCCGAATCTTTTGCCACTAGCATAGTTAGGTCTATCTTCAGAACCGAACTTGGTTAGCCAGCGTTCGATAGCGAGGAGGGTGCATACCCTTACCTCCGCTTGGGAAAGACGAACGGTTATTGCCAAGGGCTTTCGCCTCCTATGTTATTTTGTAATCGGCGAAGTGCCTGACTACACTTACGATCTGCGGTAGATATTGCTACCTCTAGATATTCAGCGATTAGTTGGAGAGTATGGTTCTCGTGATAACGAAGAGCCAGTATCTTCTGGTCCTCTTTATCTAACATCTCGTATGCCTTCTTGATATCAACAAGCATAGCAAGCAGGTTGCCACCCTCAGCAGGGGCGCTAGGCTTGCGAGGAGTGCCATCGTTAATAAGAATCTGACTCTGTTCTAGAGCGGTATTATTGACGAAAGACTTGATTACGAATGGAAGTAACTGACCGATAGTAACGCTGTCATAGTAGGCCTCATCATTTATCTGATAGCCAGATTTACTAGCCTTCTCTTTCCTGGCGTAGCGTTCCAAGTTCCTGCGTATCTGCCAAGCAACCTTCTTCTCATTCCACTTCTGCTGTAGTTCAGACTCTACGCCAAGTTGCTCATTGAATAGATCAGCCTTGGCTAACACAAAGGCCCAAGCCTCTTGTGTTAAGTCACCCTTCTCTACATACGTGCGATAGCGACGCAAGATTGTAGTCACTACACTGGGGATAATATCCTGCAGAGAAGGATGAAGATGGTCAGTCATTAGGCAATTCAGGCCACTTCTTATCTAATACCATAATTGCAATAGCACTATAGTTAAGTAGATCTATGAAGGAATCTCTGAGTGACTCGTTACTGGGAGAGACTTTGCTATCAAGGAGGTTATTGATGCGAGCCACTTTGTCCCACATTCGCACGCGGAGTCCGTTGAGTGGGCCACCTGGACTATGAGCGATGTTTTTCGGGCCGTAATCGTGATGCTTGCGGATGAGCAGATTTCCTGCTGTGTCAAGGACTCGCCAGATGTCGTCAATAAACTCACCGTTTACTTCCTTACTGGCTGTGGCTTGCAGGTTATCGTCCCATCCTTGTAATCTATCGAGACTATTATCATCCCCATATCCATCAATAATCTGGCTGCCTCTTGCAGGTCTTTTTTCTTGCTCATTCACTTTGCTACTCCTAGCAATTCCCTGACCGACATTGGACCATTAGCAAGGTAGAACTCATTGATGTCCATACCACTAGGTAATTGTACTATTTGTGAGTTTAGTACCTCGCCTGCGACACGCCGAGAGAATTCCGCACCAGGGTTTGTGCCATCCTCTTTATCGTCATTGTCACCTATTACAAATACAGTATCAAATCCAAGGAACAACTTGGAATAATAAGGTTTCCAAGCGGCGACCCCAGGAATCCCTACTGCTGGAATCCCTACTTCTGCTGACATAACTACCGCATCCAATTCACCTTCACAGATTGCGATACAACCGCTATCTGATAAACAGTCTGCGACATTGTATATATGTAACTTCTGACCGACTGGCTGACCATACTTTGGCTTGCCATCGTCTAATCTTCTAAACTTAACGCATTGGTAGATACCAAGAGCAGATACGTAGGGAATGGAGAGCCACCCCTCGAACATCTCGTGACCAGGGTGAGGATCTACTACTGTACCTAACGAGAATGCTCTGGCTGTATCTTCAGATATTCCACGTCCTTCTAGATACTTTACGCAAGCCTCGTCTAGACTGCTGCTGTAGCGCGATACCACTTCCAGCAACGATTTCCCCTGCTCGTTTGACTGCATCTTTGAACCCCAAGTTCTCCTTCTCCATTACTACATTTATAGAGTTGCCACCCTTACCGCAAGTGTGACACCAGTACAGATTGTCATAGGTATTCATCACTGCGCTTCGTCTAGTGTCATCGTGTATACAACACTTGACTGAAGCACTTCTACCTATTCTTACCTCACCACCATAGAACGAAACTATTGCTTCTATGGAGATTGAACTTGCATCGGCTTGGCCTTTTCCCCCGCCTTTACGTACCAACCTGGACCATTCTTGTGAAGGCAAGTGCAATCTCCTTTACAGTTCTTGTGGCTTGCTTCAGCCAACGCGTACTTAGCCTTGGCATTGAAGTCACCGCCAATCTTACAGTCTTCGCAGATCAACTGCCCATCCTTACTCTTTGCTTTACTATTGCAACAGGACTTACTCCTTGTAGAAGTAAAGATGCGTGTGCCAAGCCCCAGTTATAGGCTTTGTCCTGTGGTAGAACGGTGTCAACCATAAGTTCTAATATATCTTTATCAAACTTGTGTATATCAACTTGCTTGATTTCCATTTGTTTTCTTCTTTCTAGGCTTCTTTGGTTTTTTTTCTGCTACATTTTCTGCCGGATGAGATTGTGGTTCTTCCGGTTTTGAATTCATTATCTCAGTTGTTGTTATCTGTCCTTGTGGTACTGGCATTTGTTCTATCCATTTCTCTAGCGGTTGTACTACCCACGCCTGTTCTACGCTGGCGTTGCGTCTTTTTACTATGACAAAGGCTGGAGGAAAATGAAGTAAACCTCTAGCCTTTGCATAGTTCTTTGCTTCTATCTGCGCTTCGTCCCAGAAGGCAGGAAGATCTATCTTCTTACGATTCTTACATTCCAAAATGTAGGTCTGACCTGCGATTATGGTCACGATATCACCCTCGTCATTGCTTCCCGCCTTGGCTAGGCGTTCTGCAAAGTGACCCAAAGACCTGATGTATTTCATAACATCAGTCTCAAACTTAGATCCCTTGACTTTGTTGTATGTACTCATATCTCGCTACCTGTTGGTTGGAATGTAGATAAGCCCTTCCCTGTGCATCGCTGTCACCTATCTGACAGTTGCCAAAGTTTGTGAAGAGAGTGGCATAGTCATCTCCGTTTGCGGAGTGAGGGCCGAAACGATTCTTAACCGGTGCCACTCTCAACATACCTTGGGTAGGGTCGTAACCCAAGGTCAGTATGACGGCAGGTAATTGACTTACCTTACCGTGAATCGCACGACGAGGAGGAGGCTTGGTCGGGGAACCATATTCGCTTTGCTCAGAGACGTGGTGTAGGACGAGTACACAAGCCTCTGTCTTGCGAGCCATATCGTGCAGATTCATCATAATCTCTCGTAGTCCAGCCCACTCATTATCGTGTTCGGCTGCAACATTCATCAGGTTATCTATGACAATTAGTTCAGGAGCAATTCCATACAGTTCTATGTATGCCTTTATCTCCATCTCTATGTCATCTAGCGAAGGACTAGAGTCAAAGACCCAAGAGATGTGCGAAGTCTTGGACATATATCTGTCATAGTAGTTGGAGTCTCTATTCAGATTAGTTTCCACAGTAACCTGTGGATGATCTGATAGATGGGCCAACGTCCTTATCATTACGGTAGTGGTGTCAGTATCTGCAGAGAAGAACAAAGTAGGGACATTCGCTTTTACTGCATAGACAAGTGCGAACATAGACTTAC